CCCCTTCTCTTTCAACCGTCGGACGGTATGAAGGCAATCCACGGTGTCACGGGCAAAACGGCTGATGCTTTTGACGAGTACCAGATCAATCTTTCCGGCATCGCAGTCCGCAATGAGCCGCTTGAACTCCGTCCGATGCACTGTGCTCGTCCCCGTAATCCCCTCATCCGCGTACACGCCGACGTATTCCCATGCGGGATTCTTCTGGATGAGATTGCTGTAGTAACTGACCTGCGCCGCAAGGGAGTGGTGAAGCGTATCCACAGAAACACGAGCATAAGCAGCCACACGCAGTTTCGGCTTGAGCGTAGCATTTTGAGGCTTGACTCTATGAATCTTCATCTGCCTCCCTCCTTTCCACTCCCATGTTCCCGTACTATCCGCACGATAGCAAGTCAATATCTGAAAATAGAAGCCCGATGACGGGACGATATTTCTCGCGCATTTTCGCTTCAAACGCAAGATACTCGTCCTCTGACAAAAGCCCGCTCTGCAGCATTTTCCATGAAGCACGCATCACCATCTGATACGTCATTTCCCGAAGTCCTTCTTCCTTGCTCATCTCAACATCTCCCTTCATGGAACAGCGGACAAAAACGGCTCTCATGGTCACCTTTACAGGCATAAAAATAACCCGACGGTAAGCCGCCGGGCATTGAGGTTAAAGCAGTTATTTATCTTTGAGGCTGTGCATCATGTCCTGCAATTTCTGCGGAACGGGAAGCCCCATCCGTGCTGCGTTCTCGATGATCGAGATCCCCTCATTCGAGATGTAGAAGAAGATCACGGCGGAACGCAGGACACAGCCGCTTCCAATGATGTGGGTATCCAGTACGTTCGCCACGCCGACAAGGGTGAAGATACAGACCTTCTTGCAGATTCCCTTGAACCCTATCTCACTCGACAGTTTCTTTTCCACAATCGCACGCAGAACACCCGTGATGTAATCCGTCGCGACAAATGCGACAAGTGCATAGAGCAGATCATCGAAGCTGCCAAGGAACTCCCCGACTACGATGCCGATGCCTGCCGCATACAGACGTATGGTAAGAATATGATCCATCATCAAAGACCTCCTGCCTTTTTCCATTTATTGAGATTGCTCATCCTGCGCAGACGGTAGTTGTAGCATCCGCGCATTAGTTCTGTAAACTGACCGTCTTTCCATAAATATAATGGCGATCCCGTGCTGACAAGATATTTCCCCTGTCCCAGAGGGCAGAGACTTGTACGGGCAGTCGGATTCGTTTCCAGTTCCATGAGCAGCTCATCCGTTGCACTGTAAATCTTTGAGATATATTTTTTCCCGGAGATAAGGTAATCCAGATTTGCGGGAAAGCGCATATACATACCGTCATGGAGCGGATAGCGGATGCTGTAATCCGGTGCGCTCCATCTGCTTTCCGAAGTATGGGATTCCCCTGTAACAGAGTCTCTTGACGTTGTTTTGGTTTTCTCCATCCAAGGCTCAAGATTGCTGCCATCGAAGAACACATAACGGTCTGTGCTGACATGGCTTCCGTTTTCCCCATGCTCTGATGTTGCGTGCCATATCATCACTTTGAAGTTCCCAGCTTTATCCACCCGCCCGCCTTCTGTTTGACAGCTATAGAGGTCAGTGGGACCGGATACGGCGGGAGCACCAAACATCTGCACAAGATCGTAGGAGGCGATGACCTCGTCGTTGCGTTTGACAGAGAGAACACTGTCACGCTGATCTGCCCCGATGAGCGGGAACACGAGAACATTGACAGCTTCGAGGGTATAGAGATTCCCTTGCTCATCCATTTCGGCATCGAGCATTCCATAACCTGAAACATACGCGAAGTGGCGGCTGCTGTTGACCATCCATATATCCTCTTGGGAAAAACCGAGCGGATGAATCTTTCCTTTTGCGTAGTACGAATGGAGCATCTGGTTTTTTTGATCCTTCCACTTTATTTGGAGGAGCGGTATGCCGGAAAGAACATTCGTCGGAACATAGCCGCTGCCACCCTCGGATTCGTGTCCGTAGACGCAGCGACCGTCCGTCCAAATCCACTCTCCTTCCCGAATGGAGCGGTTTCCAATACAGGTAAGCCACACGCCATCAGCAAACACTTTATTGCCGCTCACTGCTTTCACTCTAGCCCTGTGCATCGTCTCACGCTCCCACGATAACGGCGGTACCACCCTTTGAAATCTGTACCCACACTAGACTGCCGTCTGACGTATTGCAGTCCACTGCCGCACGAAATGGATAGGATCGCTCCCCAATATGAACACGTCCGTTACGGATGATACCGCGCTGGGCGCGAGATTCCTGAGATTGTCCATTTTGCAGTCCTGCTCGTATTGCCGCTGCAAGCCCCAGAACGCCATTCATCTGAACCACCTCGCCATCTTGATCGTCTGCCGCAGGAGGTGCGGCGTAAGTTCCACCGTGTTCGACTGCAAGAAATACTCATGCCCCTCAAAACGGATACGCTCGGTAAAATCGACGATGTGGTCAATGTCGGGAATGCCGCTACGAATCCGTGCGCGAATCTCCACCGTGACCGTCTCCTGTGTTTTGCGATTGAGCCGTTCGATTTCTCGTGTCAAGACACGCAGATAATCTGCGCCCACAATGGGAAACTCGGTGTCGATGAGCGAGGAATACGGCAATGAATCATCGCTCGCGTAACTTGCGCCAAGGCTCAGATTCGACTGCTCGACGGTGAACTGACTCGCCTTGCCGCCGGGCTTTCCCTGCGACAAGCTGCTGCCCTCCAATACGCCATCGACATAGACGGTGGTCGCATACCACCCATAGCCGAGCGGCGCGTGGTAGGTAATACGCTCCGTCCCCTTCTCGTTGCTCCAATCCTCCCAGTCATATTCCGTGTGCTTCTTTCCGTCATGGACTGCCTCGGTAGTTCTCTCCCACTCCTTGAAAAGATACACGTCGCGCCCCGTGGAGGCGTATTCATAATCCGTGCGGCTCGTGGAGCCGTCCACATTATGCGTGCGCTTCTCCGCGAGGTATTCCCCATCGTATGTGTAGGTGCTGTATCCATTTTCATTCGTCTCGCGGACGAGAAAGCCGTTGGAGTAAGTGCGGCTGATCTCTTTGAATGAAATCGTTCCCGTGAAAGGAACAGGAGCGGTATCCTCCTCGTTGTGCGCTCCACTTTCATGATTGTTGTTCGCGCTGTGCCAGACGGAACGCATGAGTTTCCGTTCGATGGTCGGCTGCGCGTGCGGCCAGTGCGTGATGTCAATGACAGACTCCTCCATGCCGCGCTGAATGATATGGAGCGTGTCGCCCCGTATGAACACATTGATCTGACGCTGCGGCAATTTTGCCGTCCATCCGAAGAGAGCGGAGATGAAGTCATGGTACGTCATGCCGCTGCCCTCGAAGTTCTGGGACGGCGTGAAATCATCGGTCAGACGGTGTAATTTCAAACCAAGTGCCGCCGCAATCTCGGCAGCATAGCGTGATACCTTTGCCCGCTCGACGTAGATATGGATGGGTGTGTAGAGGAGAATGTCCTTACTGTACGTCCCCTTGACGGACTGCACGATGCCGCGCTGACTCGTTTCCTCCACGAGAAAACGGAAGGCATAATCCAGTACACGCCCCTCAACACACGCGCCGATGGAAAGCGGCTGAACTGTTTCGAGTTGGATCGTGTCGGACAGCGTGAGCTCCCCGAGTGTCACAGAGAATGAGCGAATGCCCCGCTCCTTGAACTCTGCATAGGTCAGTGTATGAGGAATCTCAATCCTCGTATCTGCAACGATGCGTGACTGTTTGACAAGAGTCCGTTTCGTATCTACCAACGCCGATTCACAGCGACCAATGCGCCGCTCTGTGTCGCCCATTACCGTGATTTTCTTGACGATCCGAATATCGCGCAGGGTATCTGCATGAATGGAACAAGATAGGTTGAGGCTGCGTGACGTATCTCCGCGCACCTGCACGGGCTGACGAAATACGGGAATCACCGTGGCATATATAACAGACTTGATGTGAACGCGCCCGAACGGCAGCCACGCGATACAAATGCCAGGTTTCAGCTTGATGCTCATGTCCCCGCTCTCCATCCGAACTGCCGCCCCGTGAGTTCTGCAATCGTCATGGAGACAGTGCGCGTGTCCATAACGGTGGAAGTTAGATTCTGTTCGGCGATATGTCTGCCGTATTCCGTAACATTCCCTCCGCTCTTTTCAAGTGCTGTCAGAGCACACAGTCCTTCTGCCGTGCGGTAGGCAGGATTGCCGAGAAGAGAAATCCCCGTCACACGCGAGTCCGCGCCATACTGCGCGGATAGGGCGGCAACATCGACTGTTTGCAGAATCTCCTGATTCGCAGCCGTCGCCTCATAACTCCCGTCCCCACAGTCGGTCATATTGGTATGCGTTTCTTTGACGGGCAGCATGATGACCTGTTCCCGTGGGCTGATCTCCTCATCCGAGAGGATGAGATTCGAGATGAGGATATCCTCGCTTCTACTGTAAATCGTTATGGTCTTTTCACTGGAACTGTAGGCGTACCAAAAAGAGCAGTCCTGCTTGTTATAAACCTCACGTTCATTCAGGAGTGCCCGAAAGATACCGTCATTATTCTGCCCCGGTTTGACGTGGAACCACAAGGTATTGACTGCATTTACGCGAATGCTGTCGGAAGTGGCAATGGTATCGTTATTGTTGTCTCCCTTCATGCGCCACCTGCTCCAGGACGTTTCCGCGCTAACGATGATGTAGCCACCAATTGCAAGGGTAAGTTTGGCACGGTCTGCATTCTCCGGTGCTTTGAAGTACAGATCCAGTTTCCCGTAAAGCTCTGCAGGGAATTCTGAAATCGTCAGCCCTTTGTCACTGGTCGGCTGCCAGAATGACACTCCCGTTTTACTGTACTGCTCCCCCGTCACCGTTGTGCCGCCACGAACCGAAAGCAGCTCCGCATAGCCCGGATTGATGTATTTGAACGCCATACGAACCTCCTCAATTCGAGACTAGGAGTCCCTCTGCCTGAATGTCCACGCTTGTATCCTGCTGCGGCGGCTCATTTGCACTGCTGAGCGCCTTGACCCAGAAGACGGTATTCGTGTCGCGGACGTTCTGCAGCGAAATAACATCCTTCCATTCGGCAGACTCTAATGCGGTCTCGGTCGTGTATCCGTTATTGATTGCCGCTTTCCACTTATCCGCATGATCGCCGACAAACTTGATCGTCAAGGCTCCGTCGATATGGAAGCCGCTCTCGCAGCGCACGGCGCACTTGACGGCTTTCTGCTCGCCTTTGCCCGCATCGAGGAGAACGGAGAGGGGCGCGAGTTCCGTGCCGGAACTGACCTCGGTTCCGTCTTTACCGCCCTCGGTTGGATTGTTCATATAGATATGCAGCAGTTCTGCCATTGTCACACCCTCCAAAATTCCAGTGAGACCTTATAGACCTTCGGGAAATGCGCCATATACTCGTAGGACTTTACCACGACGCGCATAGAGGGCAGAATGTTCCCACCCTCATCGGTCACGGACACCATCGCACGGCTGTCCCAATAGCCCTTGATTTTCTTCCAGTCACGAGCCGTTACAATAACGGAGCAGGAAATACGGTCGCCTTCCGTGATGTGTCCGAAATCCTGCACAACCACACCGCCGACAATCTCCAAAAGCTGCTGACGGTCGTCGGGAACAATCTGCCAGTTTTCAACGGAGAGCGTTCGCACCTCACCAATTTGAATATGAATTGGAATCACCTCCAAGTGCGTTTTCGACGGCAGGACGAATGCGGTCGGCGACATGATCGGCAAGCATACGCATCCCCTCGTTATCCTCCGTAACGGCGTTCTCGATATTCACCTGTATGTGAATCTGCCGATTGTCCGTCATGGATGGCGCAGTTTGCTCCCCATTTCTCGATGAAGGGACATTCTGTCCCCCACTTGAAACAATCTGCGCTTGCCGTCCAAGCCCTCCCATCAGCTCCGCATACGAAAACTCCTGCCCGTTGACACGAATATGCGAACTGTCCTCACGCTTCTCGGGAGCAAAATTCGGCAGGAGATTCTCCATCGCCCATTTGCGCCCGGACTGAAACTGCTGTAAAAGTTCCGGTGTCAGCCCCAGATCCTCTGCCGTGAACTTATTCTTCTTGCGAAGGTATTCCATCAACCCAACCTGCCCGGACTCCTTGAATACCTGCAGTTCCTCTTTCTGGGAGCGCAGGACTTCCAAGGCGGCATTACGCTTGGCATCGAGTTTCTGCTTCTCCGCCCAACGTGTCGCTTCGACCTCATCCAGTCCCTTCTGCACCCACGCATCTTTTTCCCGTTCAATCTCGGCAAGACGGTTCTCGAGTTCTGTTTTCCAGATGGAGTCAATATTGGCGGCAACATCCCTCTCCCACTGCTCCATGACACGCGCCTTGCTCTCACTGAGCCACGCCTGCGTCTGCACCTCATCCAAGCCCTTCTGACGGAAGGCATCCGCTTCACGGGCGATGGAGTTCAACTTGTTCTGCAGGTCGGTCTTGTAGAGCGCATTCGCCTTGTCCACAACGTCCCGCTGAAAGTCAGCGTAAATCTTCGCTTCTTTTGCCAGACGGTATTCGTCAATGAGGTGAGGATCTGCCCCCTTCTGAAAGGAATCGAAGGCCTCACGATCCAGCGCGTGAAGGCTGTTCTGGATGTCCGTGTGCGTCAGTGTATATAAATTGTCCGTCAGTTGTGCGGTCGCCTTTGCAGACTCACTGACCGTCTTTGCGGCATCTTTCTCTGCCGCCGCACGGATTTTCGCCGCTTTGGCATTCTGCTCCTGCGCCTTGGCATTCTTCTCCGCTTCGGCACGCGCCTTCTCCTCTGCCGCCACTTTCTCCTTGGCGAGTTTCTGCTGTTCTTGGAACTGCTTGTACTCATCACCATAGAGCGCGTCCAGAACTGCACCGCCGAGGAACGGAATCGGGATAAGGGGCGCAGCCACAGGATGATTCTTCATGAGCCAGCTGTTCGCCTCGGCGTGTTCGTTGACCTTGTGAATCTGTTCCCCAACAAAGCCCGCGAGTTCTGCGACGGTCTTAAGTGCCTCACCCCATCCGAGGACGGCATCCTTAATCTCGTCCTTGTTGTCGCGAATCGTTTCAACAAGAGACTCAAAGCCGTCATTGATCTCGGGCATGAGTTCCTCGGCGGCAGGGAGCAGCGCCGCGCCGAGGGCAAGTTTCAGCTGCCCCGCTTCCATCTCCATCTCGCGCCATTTGAGATACGTCTCATGCGCCTGTTCGGGATCGAGCAGTCCCGTGGTCTTGACGCGCGAAGAAATGGTCATCAGGTCGTCGTACTGTTCGAGAATCGGGATTAGTGCCGCACCACGCGCACCGAGGACTTCTGCGGTATACGCTTCCTCCATCCCTGCTTCGCTTGCTGTCTTGTATCCCTTGGCAAGCTGTGCCAGCTGCTCGTTCAGAGGCAGGAGATTTCCCTGTTGGTCTTTGAGCGCAATGCCAAAGCGCGAGAGTGCGCGAGATGTGTCATTTCCGCTCTCTCCTGCAGCGGATACCTGTTTGTCAAGACGGGCAATCAGGGGAATAATGCTCTTGATGTCCGTATCCGCAAGCTGAAACACCCGGTTGAGCGTCGCCGCCTCACTCGCAGATACATGAAGTCGCTGCGTCAGCTTGTAAACGTTCTCGCCCGCAAGCATCGCATCTTTCGTGATGTTGAACAGTCCCGCACCTGTTGCGGCGACTGCCATGACCGCAGCTATCTTCGTCGAGAGAATGTTGAAGCCGTTTGTAAGATTCTTGACACCCGCCTGTGCCGCCGTCATGCCCGCTGTGATACGTCCACCGAGCGTACCGGAGAGAACCGCACTCTCCTTGAGACGGGCATTCAGCTTTCGCACTTCCGCTTCGGTCTGCGCGACGGTTCTCTGCTGACGCAGGAGATTGCTCTCCGCACGGCGATAGGATGCGCTGTCCACGCCGTCATTCTTTTTCGCGGATTGCAGGACAGCCACAAGAATCTGTTCCTTCTGCCGCTGAATGTCAAGTTCTCGGTTGATCGCCTGATGGCGCACCTTGATCTTATCCAGTTCCGTCCCCACACCGTCGAGTTTCGCGAGGTCGGCATCCAGTTTGAGGTGAATATTGTTTGCCTTGCTGTTCAGCCGCGCAATCGAATCCGAGACAGTCTTGCCCGCTGTGTCAAAGTCTAGCTGCAGCTGCGCAATGTTGAGACCGATGTCGAGATAGAGTTCATCAATCTTTTGTCCGCGCTTTGCCACCCTATCCCCTCCCTACATCACGTCGTCAATATAGCGTTCACATTGCTGCTGTTCGCACAGTGCCGTTACCACAAGCTGATCGAGCAGGAACGCAATCTCATGTGAATCAATCTCGTGCATCGTCCACCCGTAGGCGGACTGCAGCCGCTCGTAGTAACGCAGTAGATTCTGATACGGAGAAAGAACTACGCCTCTTTCTCCGTATCCTCGTTTGGGAGGTTCACCAGTTTGGAGAAGGTGAGTGCCTGAATCCATCTAAAGAGTGCGCGTGTCAGCGGCACAATGTCCGCAACTTCTACGTTTTCGTCGATTACTTCCTTCGTCACTTCCTCACATCCGAAGCCGAGAACAATCAGACGGACGTGCGCATCCAAGAAGTCCTCAAGATTCATGTCCTGTTTGTCGGCATCAAAAAAGACAAGGAACTCGCGCCAGACCTTCATCTTTGGAGGGTTTGGCGTGATCTCCCTGCCCGCAATACGTAAAAGGGGCATTCCAGACGTATCCATCATGTCCTCCCTCAGACCTGCTCGTACCACTTCGTTCCTGTCTCCGCGGCAAAGCCCGCCGCCTCCTCGTCTGCCTTTGCGTAGGACAGCCCGTCCGAGAGACGATAGATCGCCTTTGCCGTGAGCGTCGGTGTGTCGAACTGAATGCTCTCCTGCTTCGAGTTGCCGCTCTCCGAGGGTTCGAGGAACTGGACTTTGTAGAACTTGGTATATCTCTTCTTCCCGTTCCTCTTATCCGACTGGAAGAGGACGGCGAAGTACGGAGCGACATCGTCCTTGCCCGCCTTCATCACGCCGTTTTCGATACTGTGTCCCAGAAGGTAAGCCGTGTATTCCAAAGGAAGCGCGGCGGTATCGAAGGTCAGATCGTAGGATGCGGTATTGGATGCCGTATCCACGGACTGACCGTCGGCGAAAAGCTCCGCTTGATTCGTCTGCGGCTTGATGTCCACCTTGCGCAAGAGCTTCCCAAGCGGAATCGGAGCTTCGTAGGTCGCCGCTCCTCCTGCCACATCGGTGAGCATCTTCGCGATATGTAACTTCTGGATGTTGATGAACTGCCCGCTCGTAAGATTCCCTGCGGGCTTTGCTGTTGGTGTTGGACTTGGCATTTTATTCTCCCTCCACTGCTGTTCTGTAATCTGTGATCTCCACGAATATATCTTTCTCGACAAGTTCCTGCGTCTGCGCCCGCACAAAGCCGAGCGGTAGGAGTGTTTTCTGTACGGCGCAATGAATCTCTCGAACCCGTCCGTCCTTCGTCAGAATATGGATACGCACCGTGATTCGGCGTTCCAGTTCCATGCCGTCTGCCGAGAGCGCAGGAACGTCGGAAATGACGGAGTAAACGAGAATCGGATACGTCCCTGCATTGGGACTGCACCCGTGATAGATGCTCTTCTTCCCGTGTGCGAGAAGCTGTGTCAGTTCCCTCGAATGAGAAAGTGCCTGATACACCATCCGTGCCGTAGTCATTTCCCTCTCCTCCGTATTGCCATACGGACGGCATCGACGATGGCAGAACGAATACCGTCCTTCTTGGCATCGAGTGCGGGATAGAGAAACGGCTTGTTGATCCTCGGGCTGAACTCAACAAGCACGCCATAGAATACGCCATCCTGAGACTCTGCATCTGCCGCGATCCTCCAAACGGAGCCGTCCTTGCGTCGCAGTCGCTTATGGATGGAGTCGCGCAGTGCGCCCTTTACCACGCGCTTATCTGTTCCCGTATAGACGGGACAGCGGTTCTTTGCCTCTGCGACCACATCATCCGCGCCATGTGCGAGTGCTGCCTTTGCTGCAGCCGTCGCCTCCGCGCCAAGCTCGGACAATATCTTCTCGGCAGAGACGAATCCTCTATATCTAGCCATCTTCCACCAACTCCCTGCATTCCATGACAAGCCATTGTTTCTTCCCGCCAAGCGTATAGGGCGGCGAAATCGGTGTGAGTGTTTTATCTCCCCAACGGATACGATCCGTCACGCGCACATCCGCACGATAACGAATGACGATGCGGTAATCCACCTCCTGCACCTTCTCCGCATATCCGTCCGAGATTTTTGCCGCAAAGGGCAGAACGAGTGCCCAGGCTTTACCGACTTCCTGCACCGACGATGAAAGGATATTCCCCTCATCGTCCGTATCCGTCACAGGACGCAGAATGGAAATTCGGTGACGCAGTTCGCTCATAGACACCTGCATCTAAAAGACCTCCTTCCGCACACCGAAGAGAAGCGAGCGCAGCGTCAGCGCAAGCCCTCTGTGATCCGCTTCCTCTCGGTGTTCGTAGAGATAGGACACGGCATAGAGAATTGCAACGCGCACGATTGCCTGATCTTCGACCTTGGACAGTTTCTTCACACGCAGAAGTGCCGTACAAATCTGTTCTGCCGTTTCCGCAAAGTGCATGAGGAGATCATCCTCCTCATCGCCGTCAATCCGCAGATACTGCTTGACTGCTGCAAGCGGCACAAGCATAGAATCACCTCCCCTCTTTGCCGCAAAACCAATGAAATCGCTGATAAAATGGATAAGTGGACGATTTATCAGCCCTTCATCTTAAGCGTCTGCACGGCTTCCTCAAGAACGAGCTTTCCGTCCACGCGCTCCTTCATGACGTAGCCGACCATACCGTTGCCCGCAAACAGCTCCTTCAGTTCCTGCAGAGAGCGCGTGCCGCGATCCCCGATGTTGTAGTAGGAGTAGTCTCCGAACGCAATGACGGTCTTGCCCGCCTCGACAGCGGGCATATATGCCGAGGAATACACGGGGTAGCCGAGCAGACGGTCTGGCTCGCCTATCTGATACGACGGCTGCCAGAAGTATGCGCCATTCGCATCCTTGAGCTTTCGGATGCTGGCAAGCGTCTGGTCGTTGACGATGAACGCCGCATTCTTGCGGTAGGGACGCTTGAGGCTGTAGACGAGTGTCACGAGTTCATCCGCCTTGAGGTCTGCCGCCGCCGTGGTGACAGATGTTTTTGCCGAGGTGAGAAGACCCTTGGGCTTGTGCGTACCATCGCCATTGAGGAAGGCATCCTCTTCGGCGTTACCGAGTGCCTTGCCGAACTGCTTGATGAGGTAGTTCTCAAGGTTGAAGGCGTTGTCGTAGAGCAGTTCCTCCGTCACCTTCACCGCAACGTGCAGCTTGTGCGCGTCGAGAACGATCTGGGCAAAGGTCGCGTCCCCGAAGGTAAGTGCTGCACCCTCCTCAATCCACGATGCTGCAGGTTTCGTGGCGGCGATGTTGATCTTGTGCTCCCCGCTCGTTGTGATGACCGTCGCAAGCGGGCGCAGGACGTTCTCCTCATTCAGAACGTCGATCAGACGCTGATCGTACTCTTCGGGTACGAGATAGCCGCCGTTTGCATCCACACCTTCCTGCAGGACGTTCTCCACCTGCCGGAAGTTCGTACGCAGTGCCTTCAGCATTGCCGCACGGTATGCCTCGCTTGCACGACCCGTCTTTTCTGCATTGAGAGATGCGCCCGGAGTGTTGGTGATTGCCGCCGTCACGGGCTTTGCAAGCTGCGCGTCGAGAATCGCCTGACGCTCCATGCGCTCGATGTCCTTGCCGAGTGCAAGCACCTCGTTCTCCATCTGCTCGTATGCCTTGGCATCTTCGGCTGTAAGGCGGCCGTCCTTTTCGTGAGAATCCAGAAACTGCTTTGCCTGTTCCCACATTTCTGCACGCTTCTCGCGCATTGCCATGATCTTATCCATGTTCTTGTCCCTCCATTAGTGTGAAATAGAAAAGAGCCGTCTTTTCAGAGACTCTGCATCGACATTGTTTGCTTGTGTCCCCTGCCCGAATTTCGAGAGCAGGGAGTTCGTGACGGCGGCGCGGGAGAAGATCAATCCGTCCACCGTGTCTGTCAAAGGACGCTGTGCGTCCGCATAAAGAACGGAATCTGCAAAACCAAGTTCCACCGCCTTCTTTGCATTCATCCACGTCTCGGCATCCATCAGCCGTGAAATCTTCGCACGGGACAGCCCCGTTTTGAGTTCGTAGGCGTTGATGATGCTCTCCTTGATTTCGGCAAGAAACATGATCGTCCGCTCCATCTCATGTGTATCCCCGATGGAGACGGTCATGGGATTATGCAGCATCAACAAACCTAGAGGAGAAATCTCAACGGTCGTTCCTGCCATTGCGACGACGGATGCGGCAGAGGCGGCAATTCCGTCAATCTTGACGGCGACATTCCCCTTATACTCCATGAGCATATTGTAGATCTGCGCCGCTGCATAGCAGTCCCCGCCCGGTGAATTGATCCAGAGGTCAATATCTCCCTCAGCTGCGTTCAGCTCAGAGCGAAAGATTGCAGGTGTGACTTCATCGCCCCACCACGTTTCGTCCGAGATTTCACCATCGAGGAGCAAGATTCGCTTCTCTCCCTCGTTCCGTACCCAGTTCCAAAATTTACGTTTCATCGCCCTCTCCTTTCTTATTGGCGAATAAACCTGCGTCCCTTAGTTTTGTCATATTCCCGTTGATGAGATACAAATCACCGCCCTCGGTAGATTCAATCGGATTCATGTCCTCAAGACTGCGGATGTCGTTCGCCGACAGCCATCCGTTCTGCCGCCCGACGGCATATCCCTCCATGCGGCTCTTGTAGTCTCCGCGCAGAAGCCCGTCCACGTTGAAGCGGATGAAGTAGTCCTTCCGCTCCTTATCTGATAGTAACGCTTTCTGCAGCGACTGCTCCCAACGCACAACCCACGGATTCAGCGTGTACTTTACGAACTCAAGCGATTGCTGCTCGATGTTCGAAAACGAGGATTTCTCCAAATCCCCGACCATATGCGGCGGCACGCGATAGAGCCGTGCAATCTCGTCGATCTGGAACTTCCGTGTTTCAAGGAACTGGGCCTCCTCCGGCGGTATGGCAATCTGCTGATACTTTACACCTTCCTCAAGAACGGCAATCCTGCCCGTGTTCATCGTGCCGCCGTAAACGGCGTGCCAACTCTCACGGAGCTTCGACGGGTCTTTGAGGATACCCGGATGTTCGAGTACGCCACCCGGACGCGCTCCGTTCTTGAAGAATGCCGCACCGTATTCCTCGGTCGCAAGTGCAATCCCGATGGCATTCTTTGCCATAGCAATGGGAGAATAGCCGACCAAGCCGTCAAATCCAAGTCCCGGAATATGCAGCACATCCTCACGCCGTAGCCGAATCTGCCCCTTATCTTTGAAGTTCGGATTCTCCTCCGTGCTTCGCGTGTAGGTGTAGTAGAGTTCACCTGTCCGACTGTCACGGCTGACCTCCATCTTGTCCGGGAGCAGAGGATAAAGTCCGAGAACACGCCCCCTGCCATCCCGCAAAATTTGTGCGTAAGCATTCCCCCACAAAAGAAGGTGACTCATCATTGTTTCGCGAAATATAAAGGAGGTCATCTCGGGATTCGGCGCATCATGGAGCAGGAAGTACAACGGATGCTCCGGCACGCGCTCCTTGCCCTGTCCTTTGTAGATGTAGACGTGAAGCGGCAATCCTGCGATGGATTCGGCGAGAATACGCACACAGGCATAGACCGCCGTTGTCTGCATTGCCGTCCGTTCGTTGACCGCCTTGCCCGCCGCCGTCTGCCCAAACAAAAAGGACAAGCTGCCAAGATGATTCTTGGGCTTGTCCCGCGAACGGAAGAGTTTTGTGAAGAAGTTCATGGTCGCCTCCATTTCAAAAGATGATAGCAGAAGCGCCGCCCTTCCGAGCGGCGCTCCCTCATTTCGGTTTAGAAGTTTTCGATGCAGGAAAGCTCCATGCTGTTGATTGCGGCTGTGAATCTTGCCCCCCGCGCAATCTCGTCGGCGGCTTTCAAAAGTTCCTCCGGCGTTGGATTTCCGCCCATCTGGCAAATGCCGGCGTTGGCTTTGATGTCCCAGAAAACCTTGCGGGCTTCCCAATCCGTCTTGTCATAATCCCTCTCTTTGCGAACCTCGATGCGGATGTAGCTGTCGTGGTTGCTCTCGTTTGCCCAGCCCATCGTGTTTTCCTGCAGCTTGAGTCCGTACTCGGCAGCCTTGCTCTCGATGATCTTGGCGATTTCCTGCTTGTTCATTTTCTTTTCCTCCGTTTCTTGGTTCTTCGGTTTTCCCTTTCGGTATGTGTATATTCCCGTACTATCACAGAAATAGCAAGGCCATATGTGCGTATACAATCATCTAAAACACCCACACGCCGCGATTTTCGTACACCGATTCCGACGTATCGTTCCCACAACGGATCGCACGATCCAGAGCCATGATGAGGGCGATCACGCCGTCAATCTTCTCGGTGGACTTCTCCTTATCCGCCTTGATGTTCCCCGCAGGATCGGTGCGAATGAAGATGTTGTCTGCCATCCAGCGCATGACGGGATGCCCGCCGTGCGCTATTTTCTTTTCCAAGGTCAGCTTCATCAGTTCCTTGGTCGGCGGACTCATATCCTTGAAGCCCTGCCCGAATGGAACAACGGTGAAGCCCATCCCTTCAAGATTCTGCACCATCTGCACTGCACCCCAGCGGTCGAACGCAATCTCGCGGATGTTGTACTTTTCGCCCAGTTTCTCGATGAATGCCTCGATAAATCCGTAATGCACCACGTTCCCCTCGGTGGTCATAATAACCCCCTGTCTCTCCCACACGTCATACGGCACATGGTCACGCCGTACACGCAGGTCGATGTTCTCCTCGGGAATCCAGAAGTACGGAAGCACGGCAAACAGCTCATCTTCCTCCATCGGAGGAAAGACCAGAACAAATGCCGTAATGTCCATCGTCGAGGAAAGGTCAAGCCCGCCGTAGCAAACACGCCCCTCCAAGGA